TATTGGAGTCCACCTCGACTACCTGCACGATGGTATGGCTGGAGGTGGGGGTGATCTCGGTTCCGCTGGCCTCCAGCTTGGTCCAGGCGGAGGTGGTGATGGCAGTACCGTAGGTCACCGCGGTCTGCTCGGTGCCGGTCTTGTAGTACCAGGTGTTGCCGCTGTCCGCCTGAGGCGCAACGGTGATCACAGTCTTGCCCACGGTCACGCTGGGCGCAGACTGGACCTCCAGAGTCCGGAGTACGCCGCTGCCGCCGATGTAGTAGATGCCGTTGACCTTGTTGTCCAGCACGAAGCAGTCATAGATCAGACGGCCCTCCACCTTGTAGCCGCTGATGCCGGGGGGGTTGTCGTGGATCTTGTAGTCCTTCAGCTGCTCCGGAGCAACAGAGGCATAGGGATGGGTCAGCAGGCAGCTGCAGCCGTTGGGCAGTCTGGAGGAGGGCACCCGCTTGATCTGGACACCGTCCACCTCGCCGATAACGCCCTTGGTCAGCATCTTCTGAGAGCTGTCACCATAGCGCACGAAGGCCGGGTCCTGCTTCAGAAGATTTGCAAAGGCGTAGGAGCACACGGCCACACGGCCCTCATCGGGGGCCATATGGTCCCCCAGAAACTCCTGACCGGCCAGGAACAGCTCATAGGCATTGCTCTTGGTGGCCTTGGTAGTAGAGATGTTTCCAAGGGCGCTGGCCTTGGCCGCAAGAGTCTTAAATACATAGGCGTCATACTCGGGGATGCACACCTCGTTGATCTGACGAGAAAGGGCCTTGTTGGCCTCCATGACCGCCTGACTCTGGATCAGGTCGCCCCGGTCAATGATGAAGGAGAAGGACCGGTCTTTTCCGACCTCCAGCTTCTGTACGCTGGCCTGCAGGTCGATGGCCTTACCATAGCGGTCAGTCCCGGCAGTCTCAGGGTGCCGGGTGTAGTCGCTCATGGGGGCCGTGGGCACGCTGTAGATGTTGACGCTCTGTACACCGTCAAACTCATAGGCGTTACCGGTGACACCGGCGGCGAAGGATTCCCGCTGGAACCGCTCGTCTACCTTGTCAGAAAACTTAGATGCGAGATTCATTGCCATAGGTTATATCACTCCTTGTTTGTCGTTAAAAATTGATTTACCAGTAGGGGTCGTCAAAGCCCGCAAGCATGGGGTCCTCCTGCTGCTGAGTACCGCCGCTTGCAGATACGCCCTTTTTAATGGGGGCCTTCTGGGCGGCGGCATCGTTCTGCTGATAGACCCGGTTTTGCTGTCTGAGGGCCTCCAGCTCCTGGGCATTCTGCTGAGCCTCATACTCGAGATATGCCGCAGTCAGGTTCTCCCCATGCATGTAGGCTTTCAGCACCTGTTCCGGAAACGGTGTCTGGGTGCTTTTCAGCCCAGGCCGCTTCTGGAACAGGGTCTGGAGGTCCGCCGAAAACTGCTCAGTCGTAGGTGGGGACATCGGCTCCGCAGCATCTTCCTCTGCGGGTGTAGCTGGTACCTCGGCCTCTGCCACGCTCTCTCTGGCGTCTTTCATTCTCTGGTCTACAATGTACTCCGCCACTTCCTGGGCAGTTCCCGCCTCCACCATGGCACTCACCTGAGAGTTTCTGGCGGTCTCAGAAATACCGTTTACCATGGCTTCGATGGTCGCTTCCGGGGTCTCTCCTGAGAAGTTCATCACCTTTGCCAGGCCCATTGCCTGGTCCACCATCGCCTTGTAGCGCCCCAGCTCTTCCTTGGCCTCATTGGCTCTTTGGACCGCCCGGTCCATGTTCTGTGCCTTCTGGTAGATGGTGGGCAGCTCGTCCCGGCGCAGGGTGACGCTCTGCTCCATGTGGTTGATTTTGGCGTTAAAGGTCAGGTCCCCTGTCTCGTCGGGCTGTGGCTGCTGCTCCGTGGTGGGAGTGGCCTCAGTCTCCGCCGTGGTTGCTTCCGCCCCGGTGGTGTCCTGGGTAGAAGGCTCCTGGGTCTCTTCGCTTTCTTCGCCTGAACTCTCTGCCGCTTCCTCGGCTTCAACGGTTGTCTCCGTGACCGGAGCCCCGTCGTCAAACCCGGCAAAGAGGTCCATGGTGCCCTCGGTATCAAGGGTCACATCGGATGCATTAGAAAATACTGATTCGTCCATTGTTATCTCCTTTCCTGGTGAGAAAGTTTTGGATGGGCTGCCCTGGTGTGGGCCGCCGTCTCCTATCGATCAAGCGGTAGAAAAACCGCAAAATCTCAGTTGTTCATCTTCATGGATACGCTCTTGGCCAGAGCGTTCTTGGCCCTGGTTGGGAGCTTGTTGAACTGGGTCTGGACATTGGATGGCAGCTGAGATACTGCCTTGTCCTGGTCCAGGCTGCCCCCTACGGTCTGACCACCGTTTGCCTTGCCACCCCTTTTCTGAGAGGTGGATTGCCCGTTGGCGTTGATCTGCTGCATAACGCTGTCCGTCTGCTGCTCTGTCCGGCTGTCCGGCAGGGCTGTCCCTGCGGGCATACCGTCCAGCTTAGACTGCTCTCGTTTAAGCTTGTCTACAAGCTCCTGCTTTCTGGGAATCAGCTTGTCCGGCACACGCTCCAGGTAGTCGATCACATCGATCATCTGAGCTGTCCGCAGGTTGTCCAATGTCTGCATCATGGCGATCTCGCTGTAGGCCGTGGCCGAGCCCACATCCACCCGCACATTCAGGAACAGCCGCTTGAGCCTTTTAAAGTCATAGGGCTCCATGACCCGCCGCTCCTCACTGGTGGTTTTCAGCATGCCCGTGTACTGGTTCATCACCGGCATACCGCTGGAGACATCTGTGGCCACGGTCTCCATGCTCCGGCTCCGGACTATGGGCCGCTCCCCATAGTAGGTGCCCATCATGTCCAGCAGGATCTTGACGATCTCCTCACTCCACTCGTACATACCCGCCCGGATGTTCTCCAGGGGGACCTCGGCGTTGGACTGCATGACCATAATGGCGCTGGTGTTCTCGCTCTTGACGCTGCCCAGCTGCACATCCGTGACACCCAGGCACTCCTTGGTGAAGGAGACCACCTGGTTAATGACGCCAATGATCTGGTTGGACATATCCGCCGGACTCAGGTTCGCCGCCACCTGGTTGATGGCCTGGCCTGGCTGTAGGCCCCGGACCGCAATGCTCTGGCCGATCTCGTTTGACCACTGGCCGATCAGGTCCGCATTGTAGACCGTCTTTGGGAAGGCTTCCAGCTGCAGGTGCCGCATGACCATGGCAAACATGCTGTTGATAAAGATCTGGTTCGGAATGACCCCGGTGACCAATGCCCTTCCGTGGTAGCAGTTCTTCTGCTTCTCCCAGTTGCCCCAGGCAATGGGGTAGCAGGTGAGGCCGGTGTCCACATCTTCAAAGATGCTCTGGGACCGGGTGCACTTGGTAATGTGTACCGATGTCACCTGTTCCCGTACCTTCTTCATCTTCTGAATGGGCCGCCCGCTGACGTCCAGCAGGAACTTCCCATCCTCATTCTTCTCGTAGACCGGCTCCCCGTTCTTATAGGTGACGGGCTCCAGAACCGGATTCCCGTCCACGTCCTTCATGTCCTGCTCGGTGACGATCTTCTCATAGAGATAGATGTACATGCACTTGGCATTCTCCTGGCCGCTGAGCTCCACCTTGCCCCCGGAGGCCACCTGCTGCTGCCACTCTGCATCCGGCTGGATCTGGCTGGCCCCGGCATCATCTCCCGGGTGCCGGGCAAGGTACTCCTCTCGGAGGCTCTTTACCGTGTCCCGCCCAATGAGCAGAATATATGGCTGGGCCTGGGCATCGGCAACGTTCGGGTTCCCAAACATCACATTGACCCCGTCCACCATCTCCATTTTGATCTCGCCCCGATAGGCCCCGGAAGCGCCGCCGTAGGGCAGTGCGTCTGCGTCCCAGTAGAAGTGGGCGCAGTAGTCTCCGGTCTGGGCCCCGTCAAACAGGGCATCCCGAATGCGGTACTCCAGCTTCAGCTTCTCTAAGAGGTTGTTGACCTCTGCCTGGGCGAACTCCGTGGTGCTGCCCCCGCTTGGGTCACCGGCTCCGCCGTCGTAGTAGCTTAGGGGCTCCAGGTTCACGCTCAGGCCGCCGCTGGTCACCTGGGAGACCAGCACGTTGGTCACCCGCTTGATGATATTGAATGTGGGCTTTGGCAGTCTGGACATGGCCGGTGTCTGGGGCAGATGCACCCACTGATTTCCGGCATAGAACTCCGTATTGGTGTCCACCATGGTGTAATAGTTCGGGGTCAGACTATTGTTGTACCGCCGCCCCTCCTCATAGAGCTGGAACGCTCTGGTCCGCTGCTCTTTGCATTTCCCGTTCAAATCTTGACCCTCCTTCGTCTATCGTCTCGCCCGCAGGCGAAAAACCGTCCCCTTTAGGGGAAGGGGGACCACCGTCAGGTGGTGGAAGAGGCTCACTTATACATCTCCTCATTCCCGCTCATCCCATAGGCCATCTCCGCGTTATACTCCATCTGCTGCCGGAAAGCCTCCTGCTCCGCAATGAGCCGCTTCCGCTCCTTCTCTATCTCCTCCGCGCTCCGCCCATCCACATAGGTCTTCGGCGGCTCCGGGTCTCCATGGTCCCGCCCCCGCAGCATCGCCCCCAGGCATACGCCCAGGCCAAACACGGAAAGGATCAACACCATTCCCGCCATACCGATCAATAGTTCCATAGGTCCTCCCTGTACGCCATTTGGCGTTCGTTCTCCCCGTAGGGGTCATAGCAGGCCGCCGACAAAAAGGCGTTCTTCTCCTGCTCCATGTATTCCTCGCTTTCGCTTCGCTCTATCACCCTGGTGCCGCCGTATGCATACAGCATCCTGGATAGGGCCTGGGTGGTAGCGTCCACCTCATCGTCGTGCTTCCCTGCCGGGAACTCGCTCCACTCTTTCAGGTACTCCTCCATGCCCATGTCGCCACTTGGGAGGTACACATGCCCGGTCTCAATAGCCGGGGATACTGCGTTCACCCGTGCCACCTTGCCGCCCATAGGGTTTACCGCCACCACGCCGGTCATCTCCCGCTGGAGGGTTTGGATAATGGCACTGCCGTTGGCCTTGTCCTCAATGTAGACAAAGCTCACGCCCGGGAAATACCCCCGAACTTGCCTGATTTTCGCCACCGTTGCCGTGA